TTTTTAGCTTGCGATCATGGTAATCAACAAACTAATTTAGATGTATCAATTACTGATACTAGCTCTAATGAGTTTTTTATTTATAAGCAACACAACATATCAGCACACGCTACCGAAGAGTTACAAACCAACGCAGGAATCATTATCCAACAAGGCGAAATAATAAAGGCACAAGTGAACCATGCAAACATACACTTGGTTTTAAGTATTATTGAATATGGAAAAGGCGACTAATATTGTTGAGTTTCCCAAGAAAGATGCTTGGGAGATTGAATGGAATCGCTGTAAACATTGGATTGCAAAGGCTATCAAACACCAAGATTCCTATACATTAGACGATATTGAAGATAAAATAAGGCATGGATTGTTCCATTTGTGGCCCGCAGAGAGGTCTGCAATGGTTACAGAATTTGTAGTATTCCCACAGAATACAGCATTAAACTTGTTATTTTGTGGTGGAGATTACAAAGAATTAGAAGAAATGTTGCCATCTATAGAGGCATTTGCAAAAGCCGCAGGATGTAAAAGATTATATGGCGGTGGTCGAAAAGGATGGTTAAGAAAACTAAAACATTTAGGCTTTGAGCCAGAATATTTAATTAGAAAAGAACTATGAGTAAAGGATCAACTACATCAAAAACTGAAGTACCAGCTTGGCAACAACAAATGTACGAAGATGTTTTCCAAGCAGGAAAATCTATTGCACAACAACCATTCATACCATATACAGGCGCACAAGTAGCCGGGTTTAATCCAGATCAGTTAAGACAAATGCAAGCTACAAGGGGATTATTTGAGTCCTCAATGGGCTATGATCCAAGAGCAGGCATACAAGAATTAGCGACTATGCAAGCACCAACCATAACCCCGGTTACAGGCACAACAGCGCAGATAAGTCCTGTAGCAACACCAACAGCAGCGCAAATACAAGAAGTTCCTGTATTTGGTGGTGCGCAAATAGGAGATGTTCAAGCTCCGCAATTTAGAGGTTTACTAGATGTAGATATTGGCGCTTATCAATCTCCTTATCAACAACAAGTTATCGATCAAACAATGGCTGACATACAAAGGCAAGCCGATATTGCTAGAGGTATGTCACAATCAAGAGCTATTGGCGCAGGTGCTTTTGGCGGTTCAAGATCTGCATTATTAGAGCAAGAATCACAAAGGCCATTTATTGAACAAATGGCTAGAACTATTGCCGGGCAAAGAGAAAGAGGATTTAGCCAAGCACAACAAGCAGCGCAGGCTGATCTAGCTAGACAACAACAACTTGGTTTGTTCGGAGCTGAACAACAACAACAACGTGCCTTACAACAGGCTCAATTAGCGCAACAAGCAGGTCTTGCCGGGCAAGACATTACATCTCAAAGAGCCTTACAACAAGCACAATTACAGCAACAAGCCGGGCTTTTAGGTGCAGAACAAGCACAACAAAGAGCATTAGAGCAAGCAAGATTAGCTCAACAAACAGGCATGGCAGAACTAGACATAGCTGGCAGAGCAGCCTTGATGCAACCTGAACTTGATCTTAGAACTAGACAATTCCAAGCAGGATTGCTTGGTGGACAGTTAGAAGATCAATACAGAGGTTTAGGCTTACTTGGTGGTATTGGTGGTCAACAACAAGCTCTACAACAAAGAGCTATGGATCAGGCTTACAACGAGTTTATAAGAGCGCAAGGTTATGGACAACAACAATTAGGCGCGCTCACGCAAGCACTAAGTGGTGTACCTGCTTTAATGAGTCAAAGAGAAAAGAAAAAAACAGGCGCAGGCGATATCTTAGGAACTATCGCAGGCATATTTAGTTAGAGGTCTTTATGAGTTTTGGACAATTAAAAACTAGCGGTGGAAACTTTATATCAAGGCTTGGTGGCTTTGGTGACGATGAAGGCGAATTATTGACACAAGATCAATTACAACAGCTATCTCCTGAAGAATTAAATATTTATAACCAACAACGAAGCATGGCCCAACAACAAGGCATGCGAGAACTTGCAGCCAGATTATCCGATGCTTTTGCAGGAAGGGATATTGTAGGTAGAGCGCAAGCTAGACTGGAAGCTAGAGAAGAAGTTCCAAAAACAACATCTCTAATACAAAATGTTCAATTTATCATGAGTAAAGATCCTAATATTAGTTATAGAGAGGCATTAGAAATTGCAAAAGGCGGTACAACAATTAATTTAGGAAATAATCAAAAGGTTATTGAATACAGTTTAAAACAACTCGAAGATGATTCAGATTTAATAGCACAACAAAAACCTCTTATAGACAAGGTTTCACTTGCAAAAGATTTATTACTGAGTGGAGATGTTGAAACAGGTTATTTTCAAGAAGTGCTTTTACCATATAAGCAAGTATTTAATTCTGCTGGTATAACAGTTGATGATAGATTGGGTGAGCAAGAATTTGTAAACTCAACTTTTAAATTTTTAATACCAAGAATGAGAGAAAAAGGATCAGGTTCTACTTCAGATTTTGAAGCAAGAACATTTGAAATGGCTGCTCCTAGTTTTGGTAAAACAACCGAAGGTAACTTAATACTTATGGGTAGTTGGTTGCAAACAGCAGAGCGTGATAAAAAACTTAAAACTTTAAAAGAAAAATATATTCAAAAAAATAATAGTGTTTTCGGTTTTGATGATTATTTATTAGAGCTTGAAGAAAAAGGTCAGCTACCAACTATTTATCAAAACTTTCAAGAAGGACAAGACGTAGAAGATGCTTACAAAAAAGGCAGTCTAAAAGATGGGGATATCATTATTTATAATGGTAAATTAGAAGTATTTAGAAAAGAGGATATCATTTAAAGGTCATGAGTTACGAGCCGGGCATAAGCAAAATAAAGAAAAAAGAAACAGGCGGAATCAAAGATTACGCTAGAGCTATACTTGGACAAGGATTAGGTTTTGGTTTTGGTGACGAGGCAGAGGCTTATGTAAGATCAATTCTTAGTGATAAAGACTACGAAGAAATTATAAAAGATGTTAGGTCTGATATACAAAAATTTAGAGAAGAACAACCTGTTGCAGCTTATGGCTCTGAACTAGCTGGTGGCTTATTAACAGGTGTTGCTGGTTTAGGAAGATCTGCTTTGTCACAAGCAATAAAACAAGCTCCAAAAACTACAGCAGCAGTTCAATCTGGTCTTTATGGGGTTGGGACTGGCGAAGGTGATATAAGAACAAAAGAAGGTCTTATGGAAAGAGGTATTGGTGGTGTTGCAGGCGCTGGTTTGGGTGTTGCAGGATCGTCTGTAGGCCAAGCAGTTTTGCCAAGAGTGACACCAAAAGCAAGGGAATTATTAAAAGAAAAAGTACCGCTCACACCAGGTCAAGCTATGGGCGGGGACGAAGGAAGCCTTATTGGTGGTGGTTTAAGAATCGCTGAAGAGGCTCTCTCAAGTGTACCTGGAACAGGTGTTACAAAAGCACTTAGAAAAGGTCAAGAGTCTTTTAATATCAGGGGTTTTGAAAAAGCTGTGCAAGGAATTAAGGGTGTTAAAGTAGATAAATCATTACCTGTTAATAAACTTTATAAAGATGTGCAAAAACAACTTAGTAATAAATACGATGATGTGGTTAAAGATTTAAAAATTTCAAATATTAAAACTGTGCGCGGTGAATCGCTGAATGTAATTAACAGTTCAGATTTAACACAAGCACAAAGAAATGCTTTGATTAAAAGATATTTAACGCCATATCAAAATAGAACAAACTTAAAAGGTCAAGACGTACAAAAACTTTTACAAAAAATTAAAAGAGATATAACCACTAAATCAAAATCAGATAATGTAGATATATTAGACGAAGCAGAAGTTTTAAAACAAGTAAGAAATGTTATAGAAGGTAATACTCTAAATATAGGAAAACTTAAAAGAGTAGATACTGCATATCAACAAGTACAAACTTTAGGTGAAGCAGTTACTAAGTCTGCGGATGAATTATATACACCTGCTCAATTAAGAGCAGCTATAAAGCAAGCCGATAAAACTAGATCTAAGGTGCAATTTAAAAGAGGAGAAGCACCTCTACAAGAATATGCTGAATTAGGTCAAGAGGTTTTAGGAAGAACATTACCAGAAAGTGGGACTGTACCAAGAAGTATTTTAGGTTATGGGCTTTTAGGTGGTGGAGCAGGAGTAGGCGCAGGGACAGGAACACTAACACCAGTAGGCATGGGTATTGCTGGATATTTAGCTGCTTTGCAAAATCCTCTTTCAAACATAGCCTTACGAGAAGGAATTAATCTTGCAAGTCTTGGTGCGCAACAATCTGTTCCTTATGTATCAGGACAATTAGGATCATTTACAACACAAGAATTATTGGATAGTTTGACTAAGAATAATTAACATCAGAAATGCCAAGGGCCACAGAACGAGTTGGTCGATCAGGTGAATATCTCACAGCAGCACTCCTCTCTCAAATATCTGATACAGTCCTTATTGTTCCGCATGGTTCAGAAGCAGATATAGTCTTTGAACACGAAGCCCGGCTGTATAAAGTTCAAGTCAAAACCGCATCCAAGATCAACACAGGCAGAGTTAATTGGCGATTCGACATGCGCAGAGGCGCGCACACCAAAGATAGATTTTACAAAGACCAAGCCATAGATATATTCGCTTTGGTTTCTCTTAAATATCGCAACATAGTTTTTGTAAAACCAATGCAACAAAATCAACTCACTATTGATGATGAGCATATGAAGAACAATGATGCGATAAAAAACATTATTGACATATTATCTGACATACACTAATCTACGCTTATATACACATGAGGGAACGATGAAAGTATTAAGTTTATTTGATGGTATGAGTTGCGGACAACTAGCGCTCAATCGCCTTGGTATTAAAGTTGACACCTATTATGCAAGCGAAATAGATAAATACGCTATGCAAGTAACTCAAGCAAACTTTCCAAAAACCATACAAGTTGGAGATGTTTGTAATTTAGATCCAAATGATTTTAAAGATGTTGACTTGATGTTAGCAGGATCACCATGCCAGGGATTTAGTTTTGCAGGTAAACAACTTGCTTTTGATGATCCAAGATCAGCTCTCTTCTTTGAGTTCATTCGTTTATTAAAAGAAATCAAGCCTAAGTATTTCTTGCTAGAAAATGTCAAGATGAAAAAAGAATACTTACAAGTTATCTCAGAACAAGTATCAGCTTGTTATCCTGAATTACCTTTTGGTATTGAGCCTATCTTTATTAATAGTTCATTGGTATCAGCACAATCCCGGCAGAGATATTATTGGACTAACATACCTAATATAACCCAACCTGAAGAGAGGGGAATTGTGTTAAGAGATATATTGGAAGATCAAGTTGGATCAGAGCATTATGTTGGTAGTAACCTACAAGAAAATTATCAAGGTGGTAATCAATTAAATCCAAATTATAAAAGTCAAGCAAATACGATCCATGATGCAAATAAAAAATCAGGAACAATTTGCGCAGGAACACATGGTTACGCTAATGGTTATGTAGGTGATAAACATAAGCCTACTAAAGATACAGAACGCAATCGTAAACATAGAAGAAATTTAGATGAAAAATCATTATGTATGACAGCGAGTATGTATAAAGGCGCAGGTAACAATGGCATGACTTTAGTTCCGCAAAAACCTATCAGGGTGGGAATGAATGTTGAACAAGTTAAAGTAAGAAAACATGAGGTTGACATAAAAGCCTTACAAAATTTGTTAAGACAAAGCAAAGCTGATGCAAAAAAAACAAATAAGTTGATTGCAGAAGAAATTAATTTACCAATAACTAAAGTTGAGCATTGGTTTAGAACTGATAAAAGTTTTGCAATCCCAAGCGATGATATTTGGTTTAAATTAAAAGAAGTTTTATCTATCTCTAACGATACATTTGATAAACAAATTATGGAATTTGAATATAGAGATGGCGTTTATGAAAGCACACAAAGAGTTTATGGAGATCATGGTAAGTCACCAACACTAACAGCATCTAATGCAGATCAATTAATAGAAACAAGCAGTAAACCTGAACACATAGGCACAGCAGTTGATGTTAATGGTCACGATATATTAAAGCGTGTGTATTCACCTGATGGTAAATCGCCAACAGTCAATACTTGTCAAGGCGGTAATAGAGAACCAAAGGTTGTTTCAGGCGCGTGGCGTGGCAGATACAACGAGGATGGATCGACAAGTCAAAAACTTGAATTAAGAAAGGATGAAAAAGCTAATGCAATAACAACTGTGCAAAAAGATAGTTTTGTCGTTCAATCCTACAGAGAAGTTAGAACAGAAGAAGCTAAGAAGGCTCGTAAAGAGAATAGGCAAAAGACAGGTAAAGATCATACACCTTTTAGAGCCAAAGAATTGCAACCAAGAGATGATGGTAAAGTCGGTACAGTAACTCCTGCTTTAAATAACGATCATAAAATAAGTCTGACTAAGAATGACACTCAAGAGGTTTATTGGCGCAAGCTCACGCCCTTAGAGTGTGAACGCTTACAGACTGTGCCAGATAACTACACCAATCATGTATCCAACACACAAAGATATAAGATGTTAGGCAATGGTTGGACAATCGAAGTGATTACGCACATCTTAAAAAACATGGAGCTGTAAGATGAAACTCAATGATTTATTTAGGGCCTACATTAAAGATATGCAAAGACGTGGTGTTAAAAGCATCAAACGTACCCAACAGTTTTATGACAACGACATAAGAAAAGTTCTTGGAGATAGAGAGGTATCAGATATCATTCGTGGTGATATTGCATCATTATTGTTTGATATAACTGATCGTTCCCCCTATACGTCAAATAAGTGCCTCTCTATCCTCAAGGCTATGTTTAATTTAGCGATTACACTTAGTTTGGTTGACAACAATCCTGCTTTGCATATTCATAAAAACAGAGAAGTCAAACGCAAACGCTATCTCACGAATGATGAGTTAATTGCAATAACTGAAGAGTTAGATGTACTAGGAGAGAACAAACGCTATACGCAAGCATGTAATTTTATCTGGTTATTGCTCTTAACAGGTGCGCGAGTGAGTGAGATAGCGAAAGCTAAATGGTCAGACATCAAAGGCGATGTGTTGATTATTAAAGAGCATAAGACCGATAAACTTGGTGAGGATCGCATCATTCACATTACGCCGGGTGTACGCAAGATTCTTGAGCGATGCGATAGATACAGCGAGTACATCATTGGCATCCAATCGCCCAGGTATGCATGGGATGTGGTGCGCAAGCGCGTGGGGTGTGCGGATGCAAGACTGCATGACATAAGACACTCTTATGCTAGTTGGTCTTTACAAAAGATTAATTTATCAGACGTAGGTAACTTGTTAGGCCACAAAGATGTAGCGACTACTCAAAGATATGCTCATATTCATCAAGACCAAGCGATAGCTAATGCGCAGGTGGTTGGTCAGCACATAGAAAGTATTATAGAAAGAGATCTATAAGTTACCTATATCAATACAAACACGATTCTCATTCGGTGTATGAATACCTAATTTAATTAGGTATTCAGCTACACGTTGAGGATCTTTCTCGTTTGCACGACAAAACATTACAAAATCTTTCATCAAATCTCTGTCCAAATGAATAGGCTTTTTACCTTCACATTCGTTTTTTACAGGATCATCAAAGTCTGCAAAGTTCATATCCATACTCCTAGACCTTAGTTTCAATGGTGTAAGGCCCAATACTGTTACCCTCACTATCAACACCATGCACCATCTCAAGTTCTAAGTCGATATAGTGCTTGGCTTTCAACAAGTCTTTGACTCTATCGTCCTTATTCCTGGTAACGTACTTAACAACATTACCAAGATTCCAAGACAAGTTGTTAGCATAAACATAGTCCGTAGGAGTGATTTTGAGCTTTCTATAATGATCGCCACCTACTTGTCTGTTGGTAGCTAAACCACCGATTGCTTCATCCCACTCTCTCGCACTCACATCATCTATACTCATATCATCTCCAGTTAAATATTATTTGCATATGATAGTGTAATTTAGTATATTCGACAAGAAACAAATCAATAAGGGAACAATCATGAACGAAAGAAAATTCATAGATACCAAAGAACTCGCTGATCGTTGGGGTAGAAGCTCCAGAACATTAGAGAATTGGCGCGGTAAGCAGATAGGCCCTGCCTATTACAAGATAGAGGGTAAGATCCTATACGATATCGAAGATATTGAAAGATTCGAGCAAGGCTCAAGGGTTCTCTATAATGATACACGCACCAGCTAGCGCATCCGCAGCAGAAAGTTGGTTTGGGTGTTCTGCTTACATTAAGGAGAACGCAGACAAACCATACGAAACAAGTTTGCCTGCCGCGACAGGTACACTTATTCACTCCATGACTGAAATGCTTTTAAAAGGCAGACTCATAGATGTAGGACTGCGTGAGTATTGGCTTGGTCGTACCGAAGTCGTTGAGGACTTTGAAATAGAGGTTGACGATGCAATGGTTGATTGCGCTGAAATGTATGTTGATTACATTTTAAAAAGAGAAAAAGAATTAAATGCAACTAGAATCATTGAGGAAAAGTTATTTATTAATGAGATATCTGATAAGTGTTATGGTACTGCTGACTGTATCTTAATAGCTGAAGATCGGATATGTGTTATAGATTTAAAATCAGGCAAATGGCCTGTTGAGGCTGTAAAGAACAAACAGCTAATGATTTATGGTTTGGGTGCATTAACAAGATACGGACAAAGCAACCCGGACATAACTGTAGAACTTACAATCGTTCAACCAAGGGTTAAGAACCCTATTAAGACATTTGAAATCTCAGCTCCCAATTTGGTGAATTGGGGTTTTACAGATTTAAAAGAAGCGATAGATGCTTGTTTTGAAGAAAACCCACGATATGCGTTTGGTAAGCAATGTAAATTTTGTAAAGCCAAATCATATTGTGATGAATATAAACGCAACTCTGGAGAGTAATTATGACTGATAAAAAAGCAGAGCCTATCTTTACTATTAATAGAGAGGATGGCTCAACAAGAGAAGTTTTTGAAACTGACTTAGATGAAAAAACTATGCCTTTGGCGAATGAATTATCTAGTGTAAATCGTTCGATACAATACAAAAGAAATTCTGAATTGTATCAACAAGCAATACACTTGACACAAGATTTGAGAAGTCTTGAAAGAGATTCTAACAATCTTGCTGCACAATTGGATGCTGCATTAGAGGGTGACGATAAAAAAGTTGAGGTGGCAAAATGAGTTTAGCTGCAATAATTCAAAAAGCAAAAATGAAGCCACCCATACTTGTATTGTATGGTCCGGGCGGAATCGGTAAGACAACCTTTGCATCAACCATGACAGGAACAGTCATTGTTCAATGTGAAGATGGTATTGGTAAAATCGAATGTGCGCATTTTCCTGTAGCTAAAACTTACAATGAATTTATGAGTAATATGAAATCTCTTTTAGAAGAGGATCATGAGTATCGTACAGTTGCAGTTGATAGCTTAGATTGGCTTGAGAAACTAATTAACGATCATGTGTGTGAAGAGAATGGTTGGCAAGATATATCTCAGCCTTCATTTGGTAAGGGATACGCAGCCACATTAAAGATGTGGAAGGAATATCTAAATCTTTTAAACCAATTAAGAGATGAAAAGAATATGACAATCTTGCAGATTGCTCATAATGAGATTAAGCGCATCGAAGATCCAACCAATGATCCGCATGATAAACACCAAATTAAGTTGTATAGAAAAGCAGCAGACCTTGTTATTGAACATGCTGATTGTGTTTTCTTTGCGAACTATAAGATTGGTACAGTACAAGTCAAAGGCAAGAGTGGATCAATGTCCACAAGAACTGTTGCTGGAGATAGAAAGATTTTTACTCAGGAAGCGCCTGGTTTTCAAGCTAAAAACAGATATGGCCTACCGAGTGAAATGCCTTTTGAATGGAACTCTATTCGAGAGGAGATGCTGAAGTGAGTCAATTTAGAGAAGTTGACAGAGTAAAGAAAACCTTAGAGTTATGCAGAGATGCTTTGAATAATGAAATTGATTCAATCAACCCAGAGGACAATTCTTTACCTGTTGATGGTCTACATTGGCTTATTTCTTTAGAGGCGGATTGTAAGGATCTAGTTAAATATTTATCTGACTATGATTCTTATGATCCAGGTTAATTTTAAAAAGTAAGGGTAAATTATGGATATTACAAACTTTTTTGATGGTGTTGAGGTTGAGGAATCAAAGCCTGAACTTAAACCCGGTAGATATAATCTTGAGTACAACTCAACTAATGAGGAACTCAAGAGTGGAAAGAATGGATGGTTGGGTATGCAACTTAACTTTAAGATTCAAGGTACAGGACACTTTGTCCCACACACTATTACAGTCGGACATGATGATCCAAAGTATGTGAAGATGGGTGCAGAGGAAATGACCAAGCTAGCTAAAGCTGCTGGCATTGATGGTGGTATCAAAGATACCGATGATCTTAAAGGAACAAGCGTAAGCTGTTCTGTGGTACTTAACGAAAATGGTTATCCTGAAACAGATTCTAAATTTGGTAATTCATGGAAACCTGCGGAGCAAATAACAGAAACTCCAAAGGTTGCTAAGAAAGAAGCACCAAAAGAAGAGTCTAGTGAAACAGACGAAATACCATTTTAATCCCCTAAAGATGCGCCCTGCGTTATGTGGCTATTGCTACATTCCGTCAGGGCCATACATGGTGGTTCAAGAGAATAAAATTTATGGAGCATGTTGTATAGAACACATGGAGAAAGTGCGCGAGGGTAAACAATTAAAAAGAATAGCTGTAGCTTGTGAAGATGGCATTGACTACACTATCAAACAATCTAAACAAACCTATTTAGACATAGCAAAGAGTAATGGGAGTTACGTTATGCACGAATGGGAAAGAAAGGATCGAGAGTTACTCTTTAGTGCTATAGTAAACAACTACATGACTTGGGCGAATGAGCAAGCGCGTAGTGGGAGAATAGAGAGAGTAATTCAAAATGGATCTGACTAGATTTTTTGGAGAGGAAGGCATCGTTGTCGATCAGGACAACATCTACAAACAAGGTAAAGATTTAAACGAACTCATTAACGAGATGCGTAATCATGGTTTATTGGTGGATTATTTAGATACGTCTGGGCAGTTGGTGAGAGTAAGAGTCGCAGAGGGCGCAGGCGCGAAGGCTGATAGATCCAATCAGCGATCAGGTTGGTATTGTATTAATGAACTCAAAGGTAATTACTTTGCTGTCTTTGGTAATTGGAAGTCAGGCTTTGAAGGTAAATGGAGTTCTATCAACACCAATACTTTAACACCCAAGCAGAACCAAGAATTAAAGAAACAAATGCTTGAGGCTCATGAGAGGCGTGACAAAGCTGAAAAAGAGAGGCATGAAGAAGTGGCTAAAGAGATAAAACTTCTCTTCGGTTCTTTTGAAAATATTACGGAGCATGAGTACCTTACAAGTAAAAAAGTTAAAAATTATGGTTTAAAAGTTGACCAAAAGGGAAATCTTGTAGTCGGTGTATATGATACTACAGGCAACATTCGTTCTCTACAGTACATCAACAAAAAAGGGGGTAAAAGATTCGCTGGGGGTGGAGAAATCAAGGGTAATGTGTTCTTGATTGGTACAGATTTTAACTCGTTAAGAAGCGTACAAGAACTTGCAATCTGTGAAGGTTACGCAACTGCAAGCACCATTTGGGAAGCAACACGCATCCCTGTGGCCTGTGTATTCTCTGCTAACTTTGGTATGGATGCAGTTAATAATTTACGCAAGAAAACTGATGCTAAGATGTATATATGCTTTGACAACGATTCTCATGGCGTAGGACAGCGTAAAGCACAAGACATATGCTCTGGTATCTATAATTGTTTCATGCGCATACCGAGCCTTACAGGCGATTACAACGACATGTTTGCTGAACATGGTTTGGAAAAGGTTAAACAAGAGATATTAGAACAAGGGTTTGGAATAACCCGGTATGCCATTAGAAACATTGTTGGTGATCCACCGCCTAGAGTTTGGTTGGTTGACCGACTGTTAGAAAAGAATAAGCCAAGCCTACTCGCAGCCATTGGCGGTGTCGGTAAGTCGATGTTGGCTTTAGATCTCGCACTCAAGGTAGCACAAGGCGAGGGCGAGTGGTTGGGACAACCTGTTAAAGCTCAAGGCAATGCAGTTTATATCTCAGCCGAGGACGATCAGGGCGAAATAGCCAGACGATTGCAAGCGCTTGATCCTCATGGTAAAAGGTATGACACAAAGTATGACGTTTTTGCTTATACCATTCCTGATACCCCTAAACCTATGACACTTATTAGAGAAGATTCGTCTGGGTTAAATATTACAGAACAAGCCTATGAACTCATTGAAGAGTTAGAAGGCATCAAGAATTTAGAGTTTGTGTGCATTGATACCTTATCTGCGGTGGCTGCCGCACCGATAAGTAGTTCAAATGAAGCCGCACAATTATATTGTCAGCTCTGCGCCTCGATCTCCTCGCGCATGAACTGTAGCGTGTTGTCGATCCATCATATGCGGAAACAAGCCCTTAGTGGCGAAGATTCTGCTTTGGCAGCGCGTGAAAGTTTCCGAGGCGCAACTGGCATCGTGGATGGTCATAGGCTGTGTTTAGGCCTATGGCTTGGCGATGAGTCAGAAGCAGAGCGCATTTGTCTGGAAAACGGAGTGGAGTACGACAGATTGCGCGTGGTGCGAGGGGGTGTGGTGAAGGCTAACTCAGGTGAAGTCGATATGTCTGTCAAGACATTGTTTAGACGAGATGCTGTGTTAGAACCTTATGTAGATAGTGCCTTTGATTTAAAAGGCTTTTAAAAACGATATACTTGATTAATTTATGAGCAATCCATACAAAATACCAAGTCCTGCATTGATTAGTTTTAGTGGTGGTAGAACATCTGGCTTTATGCTTTGGAACATTTTAAAAGCATTTAATGGCAAGTTACCTGAAGATATTCATGTTGTATTTGCTAATACAGGTAAAGAAGCACCTGAAACTTTAGACTTTGTGCATGAAGTATCAGAAAAATGGGACGTACCTATTAATTGGTTGGAGTTAGAGATTGCAGAAGAAAGGCCAATATGGAGAACCAAGATCGTAACTTACGAAACAGCAAGTCGTAACGGAGAACCTTTTGATGAATTATTAAGAAAACGACCATACTTACCAAACCCGGTTACAAGGTTTTGCACAAGTGAGCTAAAGATTAATGTTATGAAAAGGTTTATGAAAAACATATCTGGTTATAAGGATTGGTACAACGTGATTGGGTTGCGTTATGACGAGCCAAGAAGAGTAGCAAGCGCTATGAGAGCATCTAATTACGAACCCTGGGACAACGTACTACCAATGGCAGAGGCTAAACATACAGTTCAAGATGTTACAGATTTTTGGAGTAAACAGAACTTTGATCTAAATTTAACTAATGCTTATGGCAAAACACCTGCTGGAAACTGTGATTTATGTTTCTTAAAAGGCATGGACACCACAATCTCGATTCTAAAAGAAAGGCCACATATGGCAGATTGGTGGATCGAAAAAGAAAAACAAGTAGGTGCAACATTCAGAAAAGACCGACCAAACTACATACAGTTATTAGATTTAAGTAAACAACAACAGACTTTGTTCAACGATGATGACCAAATGACCTGTTTTTGTCACGATTAAAGGGAGTAAAACTATGGATAAACTAGAAAAAATAAACAAAGAGTTAGATTGGATACAAAGATTAAACGATCTAATAAAGGAAAGGTTAAAGGATTGTAAGGAAGAATTAGCCAAAGCTGAGAAGGAGAAACAATGACAGGAAAAGGTGATAAACAAAGACCAATGGATAAATCTAAGTTTGATGAGAACTTCGATAGAATTTTTAACAAAAGAAAAGGAGAGAAAAAAAATGGAGATAAATCTACCAAACAAAAAATATAAAACCATTTATGCTGATCCACCTTGGAATGAGCAAGGGGGTGGAAAGATTAAAAGGGGTGCTGATAGGCATTACAACCTTATGAAAACAAAAGATATTGTTGATATGCCTGTAAAAGATATTGCAGATGATAATTGTTGGCTTTATTTATGGGTAACTAATAATTTTTTAAAAGACGGTATTGAGGTTATGGAGTCATGGGGTTTTAGATATGTCACTAATTTTGTTTGGGCTAAAGATAGTTTTGGTATTGGATATTATTTTAGAGGGCAACATGAATTGTGTTTATTTGGTGTAAAGGGCAATCTAAAACCTATCAGAAGAAATGTTAGTAGTTTGTTGGTTAGTCCAAAAAGGAAACATTCACAAAAACCAATAGAGGCAAGACAGATGATTGAAACAATGAGTTATGAGCCAAGAATAGAACTCTTTGCAAGAGATAAAACACCTGGTTGGGACGTTTGGGGTAATGAGGTATAACTATGGCGATAAAACTAATACTAACAAGCCAGGAAAAACAACTGCTAATTGATGCACTCGCAGATAAAGGTAAGTTGTTGGTGGATAAAGAAAAGGCATCAAAATTAACCAGAGATGAACAAAAAGAAATGAATTCGATTGAAAAGATCATTCATCAAATAGCGTTTGCCAAGGAGAATTATTAACAGGAGATGTGGCGTAGAGTACCCATGAGGTGGCGTACAGTACCAAAGAGGTGGCGTAGAGTGTCATATATCCCTACATAACATAATAAGAGTGAGAGAAAATGCTTGGCGCATTTTTCTCACACAAGGAGAGAGCATGAAAATATTTATTACTGAGTTTGAGTGGGACGGAGTTAAATACGATGGCCCTAAGATCTATGCAAAAGATTTCGCTAGCGCACAGGCGCAAGCCGAATACCTGGGAGTGACTCTGCTAGGAACATTAGAGGCAGTCGTAGATGAAGAGAGCGTGTGCGAGAGCGAGAGCGAAGGCGCAAGCGAGAGCGAGGGAGAAACGCTACATTGAGAGAGCAAGATCAATATTGGTGGATTGTTAACGGAGTGCCAGAGAACGAGGAACATTCAGCGTTTGTGCATGTAAGATTCGTTAATGATTTTAGGGATTGGAAGAAACTCAGAACGCATCTGTGGGCGTGGTTTAGGGCGCGCGCAGGGAGAACGGATATTAGCCCGGTAGAAACGCTTGTGCTGTGGGCGGTGGTTGAGCGCTATCGCTATGAAACCTTTAGTTCGCATGATGCTTATAGTTATTACGCCAAGATGATAGGTATGAACCGCAGGTCTGTTGGTAGAGCTGTCAGCGCTTTGGCTGAGAAAGGTTTAATCCGGGTTGCCTTAGAGGAAGAAAGAAAGCTCGTTGAGAAAGCGATTGCTGGTAAAAGAAAACATATTTTATTGGTGGGCTTGGGCTACTCTCTAAGGAAGGTGGTATGAATAAACCTGAGTAGCCTTCGCCCTAAACTTATGTGTTTGGGAAGTTATCGTCAAAGATAACAATGAGGATCAGTAAAGCTATTGCGACTGTAATGGTTAGACTCTCAATCATGCTATTACTTTTCCGCCAATGAATACTTTTGCAAGTTTGTGGCCCTCACGATTGATAAGCAGCCAATTACCTTCTTCATCCATCTTAGAATGTTTTGGACTTGGATAGGGTAATTCACCGACATAACCTTTATCTCTCAGATAACACGCATATTTATATTCAGCTATTTCGTAAGTCATCGTAAAAATACCTCTATTATGTTATCGATTGCATGTAAAATACTTTGCTTGTTTAATTTAAATTCAATAACTTTAATAAAGAAATTTTTCGGTTCAGTATCATAAAAGGTAGCTTCCATTGTGTTGTCCCTTATCCACTTATCACAATCTTTTTTGTTTGTATGTAATGAATAAAGCATTGGATCATTAACTTCTCTAGCTATATATATTTTCATTTGCTCTCCTTATCTTTTTTTGGGTTAATTAATTCAAAGTAAAATCTTTTATTAGTGATTGCATCCGCAATAATCTCCATCATTTCTTCAGTTGATGTCTTGTCGTTAAACACATCTTCTTCAGTCATGACACAGAGTTTCATTACCTGTTGATGTTTAAGTTTGCTCATTTTGGTAATTGTTCTGGATCGAACCATCCACAAGGATAACTAACCATAATTTATCTCCCATTGCTTGGTTTTCTGTTTATGTGTGGCCTTATTTGATTAAGGATAATTTCTATAAGCTGATCCTTATTCATCTTCTTATATTCGTTCTTGAGGTGTTGGATGAGCCTGTGTTCTTGGTTGCTCATTTAAACGAACCTGTGTCTTTTGGTTTGCTTGAAAATTGACCTGATCTAGTTTTGTTTAATAAAACAAAGAATCTAAACATCTCCCAATCATATTTTGAACGACTTTCATATTCTTCTGCTTGTCTTAGAATATTTGGATCAACTGAACAACACTCAAGCTCATAGATATCAAAACCCTCTGATTCTGTTACATCTCCAACACTACATGAATTTCTATTCAGTCTATATTGACGTTGCCTTGAACATTCGTTGCTACAAGTTTTACGTTTATGGTATTTAACAAAATAATTACCACACTCTGAACACTCAATAAATTTTTTCATACTTTATCCTTAACGATTAGATAGAGTGCTACGGATACTGTTATTACATATACAAGTAAACAGAGAAAAAACAGTACCCATAGCAAAACTTGTGTCATTTTTTAAATGCTTTCCTAAAAACCCATCTACGCATTGGTTCTTTGTATTTAACATGATTCCATTCACTTCTTGTGTTGTGAATACCAAAGGCTACTAGAATTTGTGTAGTAACTTCTCTGCCACTTGCATAAATGGTCTTTCTATAGTTCTCAGCGTTTGGATCACGCTTATCCCATTGAGAGTAGATACAAGTCCAAGTCTTATCCATTTGTTCTTCTATCAATTCTTCTTTCCGATTATTTAGCTTGTCTTTGTACTGAGTCACCTTTCTTCTCCTTGGCTTTGTGTTCAGCGACCATTCGTCTAAGTTCTTCCATGAACTCTTCTCCTTTGCCTTGAACCTTCTTACCTTTATATCTCGTCATATGAATTGCCATAATTACTCTCCTATATATTTTTAATGAAATTGGTTTTACTGTCTATCTGTTTGAAACTAACACCAAGAACTTTATGGATTCGATCCTCAAACAAACTAATGTGTCTGAGGACTTCGTCTTGCTCTTTGGTGGTTAGCTCGCCTAAGTCTTTGATATATCTCTGAGGATTGTTAAATAACTCCATGAGATAGTCTGATACTTCGTGTTTAGCTTTTGTCTTAGCTGTAACTTTTTCTTCTTGGTATTGGATCATTGTTTTAGATAATCGTTAGCTAAATTTTCAGGCATACCCATTGAAATAAGTTGCTCTTTTGAAACAGGTATTTTGTCTAAACCTAATGCAGTTTCTAGTGCATCGTAGGTTTCTTTACCACTTGAGGACATTCGGTCATATTCCCAACCTAAATCTACTACAAGAGTTTTGATTAATTTTAGTTTTTCGTTTGTCATACTTTTTCCTTTTTAAATGGTAGCTTTCTTTGGCTACAAAATAATTATATCAAATAGACTACACAATGCAACTCTTTTCTACACTATTACCTCATTAAGTATGTCAAAACCTATAGGGATATTTGTTGCATTAAAGTAGAATCTGAGTATGTCGGATAAAGATTATAGTTATTTAAAAGGTAAATCTGGTCGCAAACGAATTAAGTTTAGCGAAGAAGATTATGCAAACATTGAAAAATGGTCAGGTAATGGTTTGTCTGAACGACAAATTGCAGAGCTGTTGAATACATCTGTTTCCACGATAGCTCGTAGAAAACGCGAAAAGGGAAATTTTGATAGCGCTTTGAAGAAAGGAAGAGCAAAAGCAGTTGCCGATGTAACCAACGCTTTGTACCAAGAAGCAATCAACGGATCTGTTCAAGCACAGATATTTTTCTTAAAAAACCGAGACAGCTCCGCATGGATGGACAAAAATGAAGTCCAGCATCAAGTTAATCTTGCGCAAATCCTAGATTCAGCTAAAAATCGTGTGATTGAAGGCCATATAAACAAACCAGAACTTACTTCACAACGTGTCCTTTCAGAGGACACGCTGTCAAACAAAGAAAATACGGGCTAGGCGTGGTTACTTCTCATCTCCCTTACTGGTTATCATGTCAGACCTGGGTTGCCCGGCAGGATCAAACTCTCCGATCTTGTTACCCCCCAGGTCACTTTTGCGGCGGGGGTTAAAAATATAGAACTACATAACTAAATTTTTGCTATGAAATACGATGTAAAACAAGAACAAGAATTAATGACTGAAATATGGTCAATGAATATTAAAGATGATCCATATAATTTTGTTAAATTCGTATTCCCTTGGGGACAAAAGGATACCCCCCTCGAACATTTCTCAGGGCCAAGGAAGTGGCAAGAAAAAATTTTAAGGGAAATTTCGACACATATTCAAAGAAACAATGTAATTGATATGCCTGAGATGTTTAGACTTGCAGTAGCTTCAGGTCGTGGTATTGGTAAATCAGCATTAGTCGCTTGGATCATTTTATGGATGTTATCCACAAGATTAGGTGGCACGATTATTGTTACAGCTAACACCGAACAACAGCTTAGAAGTAGAACATGGGCTGAATTAGGTAAATGGCTAACCCTAGCAATTAACTCACATTGGTTTCAAAAAACAGCAACCACGATTAAACCTGCTGGTTGGTTTGAAGAAGCCTTAGTGCGTGATCTAAAAATAGACACAGGATATTACTACGCACAAGCACAGCTTTGGTCTGAAGAAAATCCAGATGCGTTTGCAGGTATTCACTCCTCATATGGTGTTTGTTTAATCATGGATGAGGCTTCAGGTATCCCCGCGCCCATCTACTCGGTATCTGAAGGTTTCTTCTCAGAACCCACGCCCAATCGCTATTGGTTTACTTTCTCCAACCCGCGCCGAAACACAGGGCCATTCTACGATTCATTCCACTCCAAACGCGCTTTTTGGAAATCAGAACAAATCGACTCTCGCGATGTTGAAGGCACAGACAAAGATCTGTTCCAAAAGATGATCGAACAATACGGAGAAGATTCGACTGTATCGCGTGTGGAAGTTATGGGCGAGTTCCCTAAAGCAGACGATGATACTGTCATACCAATGGAATTAATTAGATCGGCTATGGGACGTGACGTAGCCCTCGCCGCATCCGCGCCCATTCTCTGGGGGTTAGACGTTGCAAGATTCGGCGGCGATAACTCTGCGCTGTGTGTGCGCCAAGGGAATACTGTCATTGAGATTAAAACCTTTCAGTCGATGGACTTGATGCAACTCTGCGGTGCGGTGAAGAATCTTTATGACGATGCGACTGCGATGGAACAACCGCAAGAGATTTTGGTTGATGTGATTGGCCTAGGATCAGGAGTCGTGGATCGCCTCGCAGAGCAAAATCTCCCTGTGCGCGGAGTGAACGTGGCGGAAGCGCCAAGCACGAAAAAGAACTATTTGAATTTGAGAGCAGAACTTTGGTTTGCTGTGAAAGATTGGTTGGCGCAGCGTGATTGCCGACTTCCTGAAAATGATGAGCTTGCCTCGGAATTGGCTGCGCCTCAATATAAATATACCTCTACCGGGAAGATAAAGATAGAGAGTAAAGACGAAATGCGAAAAAGAGGTATAAAATCTCCTGACAAAGCCGATGCACTTGCGTTGACGATGGCGAGTAGTGCCGCAAGTTTTGGTGGAAGCCAAAGTTATTTAGGTTATAATTTCAAGAAACCTCTGAAGTCCAGAATATTTAGAGTGGGATAATTTTATATGGCAGAAAAGAAAGTTAAAGAAATCGAAGCAGAAATCGAGATGCAAGTTGATGAAGAATCAAGCATGATCGATTTAGTCGGTGTAATTAAATCTGAAATGGATGATGCAAAAGACTTCATCCACCAAGTCGGAGAAGAGAGAGCTGAGTCAACTGAGTATTATCTTGGTAGTGAGCCAGAGGCAACTTCAACCTTACAATCAGAATTTATTTCTACCGATGTCAGAGATACAGTTTTATTTATGTTGCCTTCTATCATGCGTACTTTTTTTGGTACTAAGAAGGTAGTCGAGTTCGTCCCCAATGGCCCTGAAGATATTCCCCTGGCAGAGCAACAAACCGACTACATCAACTACATCGTTCAACAAAAGAATCAGGGTTTCAATGTTTTGTACTCTGCATTTAAAGATGCGTTGGTGAGAAAGA